CGGCGTGATGGCACTTCGCCACGGCCGCTCATTCATCGGAATCGACACGAACAAGGACTACATGGAAGGTTTCGCTATCCCTAGGTTCAGAGACGAAGTAGACGCGGCGGCAGGCCGCCTTCCCGGGACTGCGTGATGGAACGCAAAAAAGAGTGGACATAATTACTGGTTGGAATCAAAAATCTAGGTCTAGGTCTTGTTCCGGATATTTTTTGGGGTCTAAAATTATTTTTTTTACAAGATTTTCTTTTTCGATACCGCTGACCACTTCCGCTTCTTGTTTTCCGGTCATCAGGCACACGTCTTGAATCATTTGCCATTGTTGTAGTGTAAAGACACATATCACCAAATTTCCTTCGTCGTTAGGATGTACGGTGATCACTTTTTGTAGATCTGGGTCGTTTAATTCGGCAAACTCGACTATTTCCGATCTTTGCTCTTTTATCATACGCGAAAAAAGATTCATCAACTTTTTGTATGATTCTTCGCCCATGGGCATTATAGTAACTTAATCAATCCTCATCTTCATTATCTGCACCTTCGCAAAAAAGATCTTGAATCAAATTAAAAATTTTTTTGGCGGCGGCGTTTTGGCCGCAAGGACACGCCCCATAAGACCTATCCAAATCTTTTAGATCAGTCTTCATTTTTAAACTTGTCCAAATATTCTGTCCATTCATCCCCACAATCTCTGCATTTGACAGAGAACTTGTGTTGAGCATCTTGTTTATTGGAAAAATCAACAACCGCAAAGTTTGGCGGAAAACTACAGTCAGGACAAACAGCTGGGTTGATTCTATTGATACTCATGACTTTATTAGTGCTACAATGTCTTCTCTTCCCTTAAGCTTTTGGATTGCGTTGTCCCTACCCTGAGAAAAAGACTCTTCACCATAATATACCCAAGCACCTTTTTGTGTAAAAATGCATTTTTCTAAAGCAATATTAAAATAACAGCCATACTTGTCGATACCTTTACCATAAAGAATATCAAACTCGGTCATTTTTAGCGGCGGAGCCATTTTGTTTTTAATTATCTTGGCTTTTACTGCAATCCCGATTGAGTTTCCATCTTTGTCTTTAATATCTTCTTTTTTGCGGATATCAATTCGCACCGATGCGGCATATTTGAGCGCCATACCACCAGGAGTAGTTTCTGGATTACCAAACATGATCCCAATCTTGTTGCGCAATTGATTGATGAAAACTAGCAGAGTTTTGTTTTCCGAAGCAAGACCGACTAATTTGCGCATAGCTTTTGCCATCAATCTTGCTTGCAGCCCCATTTGAGCCGCTTCCATCTCTCCTTCTAATTCGGCTTTTGGAATCAATGAAGCCACGGAATCTATTACAACAACTCCAATTTCGCCAGTTTTGATAAGGCGATCGACTATTTCCAAAGCTTGCTCACCATAATCAGGTTGAGACAAAAGCAAGCTATCCAAATCAACACCTAAAGATTGCATATATATCGGATCCAAAGCGTGTTCGGCGTCTATGTAGGCGCAACGCAAACCAAGCTTCTGCGCTTCAGTAACAACCGATAGTGCAATAGTCGATTTACCGGAAGATTCTGGTCCGTAAATTTCAACCACTCTACCTCTTGGTAAACCGCCAATTCCAAGAATACGATCCAATGATGGAGCACCGGTTGGAACTGATGGCCAAGATTCTACGTTAAAGTTTCCAAGTCGCATGATCGACCCAGAGCCAAATTGGCGCTCAAGTTGAGCTATGGCCAACTCAAGCCCTTTTGATTCATTAGGCATTTTTCAAAAAATCCTTCGGAGAGTGGACAATGTCATATTTTTTTGTCATGTTTATTGCAAGCTCGATTTCTTTTTCAATTTCTATCAAAAGCTCTTTTTCCATGTACCTATATTCTACTCTAGATTGTTTGTCGCTACCAAGTTGAGCTAATCTTATTTTGTCCAAAAGCTTGTACATTTTTTTTATTCTGGCAATTTTTACGCTGTAAAAAAGTTGGGGATTTTTCGCCTCATGTTTGTTTGTTTGCGTTTTCATAGTTTCCTCTGTTTTTGTGGTGGTATACTTGGTGTCGACAAGTATACACAGAACGGATATAACATGCAACATAAAAACGCACTAAATCAAGATTTTTATAGAGCAAGATTTTTGCTAAACAATAGATTTAACACAGTTGAAGATCTGCTTAGATACTGGTCTTATGCAGGTCCATGCAAAGAAAATCATCCTTTGATAGAGAAAATCAAAGATTCGGAATAGTTGACAATTGATGCAAAAGCTGCTAGACTTAGATTGCACCCCCTACCCCCTACCCCCAGTTATATATACTGTATATAATATTACTAATATACATATATACATTAATAATATTCTATATAAGTATATGTGCGTTATTAAAAATAAAACAACAGGTTTGGAGTTGGTGTGAAAATTTACCAAATTTATATTCCAGATTTAAACGTATTCGTAAAATACAAAGTTTTGGATCCAGAGCAAATAGAGAAATTTATTTCTGAAATAACTGTGAAATCTGAAAAAGATCGCAGAAGAAAAATTCTACAACATGTTATCTATAACCTGAAAACAGAAGTTTCAAATGCTCTGGGTTTGATGACCAGGCAAGACGGGGAGAGATGCATAGAAGCCCTTTATGCGCGGATGCGTAATGCTCAATCCGGGTCTTGATGTAGATTATTGGGTATCAATTGCATACAATTATACCAATTTTCAATTAGATGATTCGATGGACGGAAATTTTGACGAACTAAAAAATATTATATCAAGATACAAAGACAAGCCTTCGTCTCATCCTTCGCAAAAAACAAAAAAGATAAGAAAAATAGAAAAGTTAAAATTTGCCAACCTAGAAGAGCATTTAAAATCAAATATTATTGGACAGAATGAGGCAATAGAAACTATATCTACTGCCCTGATAAGATCTCAGGCAGATATGCACGACCCAAATAGACCGTTGGGTATTTTCCTGTTTGCGGGCTCGTCCGGAGTTGGTAAAACCCATTTGGCTAAAACCCTTCATAACTATTTGTTTGATGCAAACGTACCGATGGTGAGAATTGATTGTGGCGAGTTCCAACACAAGCACGAAAACTCAAAACTAATAGGTTCTCCTCCAGGATATGTGGGGCACGATGAAGGCGGTTATCTAGTCAATCAAATAGAAAAAAATCCAAATTCGGTAGTGCTTATAGACGAAGTGGAAAAAGCGCATCCAGATATTTGGAATACTTTTTTATCAATATTTGACGAAGGAACCATAGTAGATGCCAAAGGTAAAGTCATTGATTTTAGGGGAACCATAATTATTTTGACGACTAATTTAGGCAATGAAAAAACCGTGGATCATTTGATCGGAACCGGCACAGGTTTTAATAAAAATATAAATTATATTAAATCAACTTTCGTCTTACCATCAAAGTCCTTGGTTGAAAGAAATACGCTTGATGCGATAAGAAAATATTTTAGACCTGAGTTTTTAAATAGGTTGGATAAAATAGTTGTATTCAATCATTTGTCTAGGCATGATTGCGAAAAGATAGCAGAATTAGAAATGCAGTTAGTCGCCAATAAGCTTAGTAAAAAAGGTTTTGTGGCCGAATACAATACTAATGTAATTAATGCTTTAATAGAAAAGGGTATAGATTCAGTCAAGGGGGCTAGGGGTTTGTCCCAAATAAGACGAGATCAGATAGAAACTGGTATTTCTAAGATAATTGTTCAAAGCAACATTCCTAAAGGTACTATTTTTAATATAGATTATATTGAAGATAATTTTATTTTTTCTTTAAAGAAACCAAGCAAGAAAACAAAAGTTATGGAGTAAAATATTTATGGCATTTATGGATAGATTTAAAAGAAAACCCTCTTACGCAGATCGCCTAAGAACTACTAACATAGCCCCTGGAATGGTGAGGCCTGAAAGAACACCGTATCAAATGCAGTTAGATGAACTCGCTGAACGTTTGAATCCTAGCGATAAAGTTATGAGGACTAGTAGGGCACCTGATATTTATGAGCCAATAAAAGTTCTTGGCGACCCCGTTCCTCAACAAATGGGGCCAGGTAGATTATTGCCCGATCCCGCTAGACCAGCTCGTTCTCGATCCGCGACCCAACGCGTACGGCGGCGCGGTTTCTAATATCAGAACGTCTAGTGGTCAACAAATTATTGAAGGTGTTGGTCCCTCAAAAAGGGTTCGTCCAACACGTGCTGTTGGGGGATTAGAAGGAAGAGGAGTTAGACCAGCTCCCGGCACAAGAACCGCACCTAGACCTAGAAGACAACCAATTAATCTTTCGTTTGCACGGCGGGCTTGAGGTTAACGACGAACTTAGCGAATACGTAAAACGTAGAAGACAATTTGAACAATCTACGGGTGCAGGGACCCCAAGAGTAGAAAGAAGAGTTCCTTTAGCGCCAGCTGCTCCACCTACAGGAGCGGCAATAGTGTCATCTCCGCCCGAACCGCCGTTGCGTAGGGCCGAACCGCCGTTGCGTAGAGGTCTTGGAATTAACATGGAAGGTTTCGGCAGTACGGGTCCATCACCAGCTGCTCCACCTAGGGAGCGTGGAATACGAGGGATGCCCCGTCGTCGTTTCCACAGGACTCCCGTTGACCCTCGGCGCCACCGTTCCAACCGGAATAACTGATAGCGCGCCGAAACCCGGAAGGTTTTCTCAAATGTCCGAACTTGCTAAAAAGAATAAAAAAGGACTTTTGATAGGAGCCGGAGTAGTGGCTGCCGCTAGCGTCGTTGGTTCAAGAAGGGGACAGGGTTCTTCAGGAGGAAGACAAAGTAATTATAGATATTAACGAAAAAAGAAGGATGTGATATGTGATGAATAGTTGGAAGAATTATATTGATAAAAATGGTGATTTTCAGTTGGCCAATTTTTTATATAGAAACATAAACGAATTAATGAAACATTCTCTTGATATGGGAACTCTTTTATCTAACGATCCTCAAAAGTTGAGAGCTTACAAAGAGCAAACAAAAAAATTGTTCAAAAACAAGTGGCTTAATGTGGCAGAAGCTTTAGAAAATTTTGAAATAATAGAAAAATGCGATTGCTATTTTCAAGATCAGGAAATATATTGCGATATATGTAAAGGTTCCAGGTACAAAGTTTCCCTATATCTTTCTCCAGACGAAATGAGAGAAGTCAGCACTTTTGTCAACGCCGCAGAAGATGTAAAAATACAAGAAAAACTTCAGAAAGGTTTGTTGAAACTTCTTGGAGAAATATAATGAATTGCCCCAAATGCAGTTCGCAGCTTTTTTTTATGTCGGGTAAAAAAAACACCAGAAAAAGCGATAAGGCAAAAATGATGACCAAAGACTATTACTGCACATACTGTAAATCGGCAGTATGCGAGTTTTATGTAAACGGAGAAAAGTCTAAATCTGAATGGATAGATTTTAATGGCTGAAATAGAAAAATTTGACGACAAAAAAAAATTTCTTAAAGAATTTGAGTCGCTTAGGCCCGATTTATTTTTTCCCGAAAATTGGTCCAAAGAAGACAGGGAAAAAGCCGTTGAACTGGTGAGACCGCAAAAAACAAGAAGCAGCATGTTCTCTTCTATTCCAATGACATGCGAGGCACACAAATGCATATTTGCGGATACTTGCCCCCTTCTCAAACAAAATTTGGCACCGAAGGGGAACCCATGTCCTATCGAAATGTCTATGGTTTCGCAGTTCACAATGGAATATATGGAGCAGCTAGACGTTCACGCGGAGAACCTCGTGGAAGTATCCATGATAAGAGATCTTGTGGATCAAGAAGTTCAATATTTGAGAAAAACTAAACTTCTTGCAAAAGAACACTTTGTCCAAGAAAACGTCATAGGTATAGACGAAAACGGAACTCCAATTCTTAAGAAGGAATTACACCTTGCAGTGGAGCTAGAGGACAAGCTTCACAAAAGAAGAAGGGATTTGAGAAATCAACTTTTGGCCACCAGAGAAGCAAAAGCAAAAGTCGGACAAATGCAGGTGGACAGCGCTCAGACAATATCTGAAATTTTGCACAAAGTACAATCTATTCAAATAGAAAAAGAAAAATTATTGAGGCAAAAACTTGGCACCTACGAACTCGATGAATATATCGAATCCCAGGAAGTTAAGCCGGAAACAAGTGAACAATGAACGAAGAAATACTTTCCGCAAGAAAAATATACAGTTCACTCAATCTTAGTGGCCTAGATTTTCGCGGTCTTGCCGGAAAAGCCTTGACTGGATCTGATTTAGTATCAATTTATGGAAGTCCTGAAGCTTTTCTTCAAAGATACACTGAATTTCAGGAAAATTACATAAAACTGCTGAAAAACGGAAAAGTTGATTCGTCAAAAGTTGGAAGAGTAAATCTTGATACATTGATTGCGGGTCGGAAAAATAGACCTTTCTATTCTAGATGAAGAAAATAGATTGAATATGCAGAAAATATATCGTGATGAAGTTTTAAAACTACCAAAAATATTTAATGAAGTCGGATTACCGGATCAAGAATTGCCAAGTACCAACTTATACAGGAGGGCGATTAGATACAGGGTTTCAGCTGCAGAAACCCCTCATCCTATGGAGGTCATTTTGAACAGAATGATCTTCAATGTAGACAGGGGAAGAGTCGGAATGGATGCGTTCAATCCTGGCGAAAGTAATATCATTGGATCCGCCAGCTTAAGGCAGGCAATCAACCCGGTTGATTTGACCGGTAAAACAGTTTTTACTTTTGACGTTGAGACAACCGGAGTTTTTCAGGGTTCAGAAGTTAGATCCATGTCGATCGCAAAAACCGATATCGATGGAAAGATAAGTCTGTTGGATGATTTCAATCTCACATATAACAGCAGGCAGTTGGGCGGAATTACTGTTGGCGGAACTGAATCTTTGGCGGATTTTTTATCTAGAACTGTTCCTGAAGCCAATAAAATAACCGACAGTGTTGGTGGGAAAAACTTTTTAGACGAATCCGCAAAGTTCATAAACAAATTGCTGGAGGCAGACCACATTGCTGGTCACAACGTAATGTTTGACATACAGGCTTTGGCCAACACCATGCAACAAGCGCAGGGTTTTGGTCAACACAAGGCCGCTAAGGAGGCATTGGGTAAATTGCACGAAAAAATGGCTTCTGGGTCAGATTTTATCGTAGATACTCTTGAACAGTCTAGAATGTATTTGTCTAAGCAGGTGAATGCAATGATAGAAGCAGAACCAGCTTTGGAAGAAGCTATGAAGTTGCGCAGATTCAGGGAACTCATGTATTCTCCAGAATTTTTAGCCAGAGCAAAAATGGGTCAATCTGCAGCTACTGCATCGGTGGAAGCAATTGCTTTGAATACCAATCTTTTACAATTATTGGAAGACGAAGCCGCTGGAGGCAGCGAAGTCGCTTCAAATTTATTTAAAAAAATATATCAAGGAACGCACGTTTCGGACACCGACGCAATACTGCAAAGCTATGTGCAAAAATACATAAATGCAGGAATCAAAAACAAAGACGATCCGCATGCCTTGAAGGTTGTCGATCGAAAAACAAGAGCTAGCTACAGTTCTTTGATCAAAGGCGCGCAGTCTGCAATATTTAGATCTGGGGCAATTACTCCAACCACAAACATAGCGGATGTGACTCATCTGTCTAGTCAAATGAGGGAAATAGTCAAGAGCGACAGGTTTGTAGACAGAGTGACTGTAACGTCTACGTTGAAAGAATTGATGGACAAAAGAATAATAGCGTCTGACTCCGGATTTCTTCGGACTTGATGAAAGAACATTGGAAACGCAAGGAATATTGGCTTATGATTCTAAAGCAAAACAACATGTTTTTAGAATCGGAGAAGAAACTGCTATCTCATTGAATAGGGACGTTTCAAGAAGATATATAAGGGAACTTATAGATCAAGGCATGGATCAATCGTTTGAAGAGTCGGTAAATATACCAGGACCAGCTGGAACGACAACTGTGAGAGTAAACACCAGCGCTCAAAAAATAGTTGATTTAGGAATAAACTACATGGAAGCCAGTCAAATAGACGAAATTACCCATGTGGTTAGGAGCATGAGTAATCTAAACGAATTGGTAGGAGAAACAAGAGCAATAGATGAAAACAGATTGTTGTCATCAATCGGTAAAACGTACGAGCACTTGAGTCAAGGAACGCCATTTTTTAAAGCCGTTAGAGGAGAAGCGGAATTTACTCCAGGAATGCGAAACGCTACGGCAAAAACCGCATTGGAACTGGCAAAATCAGCAATAGATATAGGATCTCCTCACGTATTGATGACTAACCAGGCAAGAATGTTCAGTACGATCGTTTCTCAAGCTACTTCTGGAGAACTTGAATCGGCAAGACAAAGAGCCATAGCTACTTCCTCTGATATGAATATTCCGGAAGAGACCAGAAAAGCCGCTTCAGAGGATGTAGATTTTTTCAGATACGCAAAAAACAAAGATCTAATGTCTGAATATGGAGTTTCTCATTTCAAGGCAGGTAAAAAAATTGATTTAGTGAGGGCCGCAGAAGCGACTTCGGAAGTAATACCCCAAAGAATTATTGTGCCCATGCAAATAGTTCAAGAAGCGTTGGGTGATGAAGTGATAGAAAAAGGAAATTTCAGTTTGAGCGTAGCAAAAGTTCGAAAAGGCTCTGAGTCAGCGGATCAGTTGGTGGATCAGTTGAACGTTTATTTTCATTTGGGGCAAAAAGAAGGGCAATCTTCCTCCCGAGAAGTCGCCCAAAAATTGTATGATTATTTGATGAATGATAAAACTGAAATACTTAAGGGTGACAAGACTGTCCAAAGGGAGCTCGGGGAGGAAGTGGCCAAGATCAGGACTAGTTTGCAGGCAATCATAGATTATTCTAGTCCTGCAGGCGTGCAATCAACACCAGAGCAAATGGTCGAACTTTTGGCCCAAAGAATAGACGAGGGCGGGATAGGCGTGGCTTACGCCGGACCGGAAGAAACTGCAAGGTTTGTTAGATCTGCAAGAGCCAGCGGTATCCCAATCGACAACGACGTTCATATAAGATCGCAAAGGTCTAATTTTGTGAGAATGAGTTCAGATAAGTCAACAGTTGTTTTGAGCGGATTTGAAAACGAAAATGTCATGGCAGCAAGCCAAGAATCAGCAGAAGATATGTCCAGAGCAACAGCAAAAATAAGAGATGGGGCATTGGGTGAGGTGAGTGATGCAATATCAAGCAGCTCTAAAGAAACTCAAAGAATATTAAGAATGAGACAAAAAAGAAGAATGATAGGAATGCAGGCCAACGAATTCATTGAAAGCCTTATAAAGAATAAAGGTGGGTTAAAAGCAGCAGCAATAGGCATGACTGCGGCAGCAGCTGGTTACTATATCTACAGAAGAAGTCGTGAAGACAACGTTTATGACGATACGATTGATGAGCAACCGATTCAACAGTATGCAGCGAGGTTTTCTTCAGATGAATCGGTAGCACAACCGATGAACACAAGAAGAAGAGATCCTTTAGTGACAGCTGGAGTTGTTGGCAATTTGGATAGAAATAAAATAGGTCATTACAGGATGGGTAATGATAAATACAATAATCTATATTCAGGAGTGTAACTTAAATGGGTTTAGGAATTGGTAAAATAGCTGCGATTGGTGCGCTCGGCGCAGCTGGAGCAATGGGAGTGGCCAATAGGGTTGGACCAGCGATGAGAGAGGGTGCAATGGAAACCGCTTTCGGTGATCCAAATGCAGACGCCGCATTCTTGGGCAGAAATGTATCTGCAAGATTTCTTTTGGGAAGTGCCATCGGTGGACCGATGGGAAGCGCAATGAGATATTCTGCCCCAGAAGATTACTTTATGGTTGACCCAGCTTCTTCGTCTACTTTTGGGATGGGGTTGGGTGCACTTGGAGCAGTGGGGGGTGGATCCATTGGGTATGGCGCAACAAGCATGGTTGCAAGAACTCCTCGCAAAACTATCAGAAATACAGCATCCTCTATAGGTAGAGAGGGTGGAAAAGGTTTTTCTTTGGGCGGAACAAAAACGAGAATAGCTGGAGCAATTGCTGGTGCAGCTGCTGGAGCAGCAATTCTTCCGGCCTCTTATGTGAGGGGTCATATAGGTAGAAATCAACAATTTTATGATCAGAGCCCCTATAACAATGTTTCTTTAGCCAGAGCCGAAGCTTTAAACGCTTCCGGAGACATAGTGCTAGGAATGCACAATTCAAGAGGTGGATGATAATGGCTCTTTCGTATGACGAATATGAACAATCACTAGGAACCCTCAATACGAATACTCCTTTGGCTCAAAGGATGATGGAGCATATACCTGGAATAACGGCATCAATAGGGTTTAGCTCCTTCAGGGGATCTAATACCCTTATACGTGGTGGTTTTATGGACGACCCCGCGCGTTTTAAAAAATCAAGATCAAAGTTTGGAATATTTCAAAAAGGGGAAATGACTCCCACTAGAGCAACAGAAAAATCATTTATATTTGGCCGAAAAAGAAACATAGCTGGTAAAGATCCTTTCATTAAACCTTCAAGATTGAATAACGTTACGGCAAGGCCAAGAGCGTTGACCAGAATGCATTCTTTGTCGGTGTTTACTGCTGGAGAAGCTGGTTCTGGAATTTATACATTTGCACAAGGGCACAGAATTTTAAATCAACTTGAGCGATCCGGTAAACTTAAGATGGGCGGCCTGAGAAGTGCATTGGGAGTTGAGGCTGGAACTCCTTTGTTTGGTGCAGGAATGCTTTCTGCTGTTGCGGCTGGATCAAAATTGGACAAAATGACAAGAAAAGGAAGATTGTCTGGAGCAGCACTGGATCAACTTGGTTTGAATGTTAAAAGACTAGCCACAACCAATAACCCAGCTTTAATGGGAACTTCTTTTATAGATGACGCTTTGAGTACAATCAGGATCGGATCTGCTGCAGGTGCAACCACAGCACAGCAGGCGGCTGCTAGGGGAGTTGGTGGAAACCTTATTGCATCTACAATTGGTGGAGCAGGAACGCAATATTTTGCCGGATATTTTAGAGGCGCCAAAGGGATGTTTAGGCAAGCGGGGTTAACTGGTGCATCTAAAAAAGGAGCCCTTAAAGCAGTTTTAGATTTACAAAGCGCAGTAAATAAAACCGGAGTATTGGGATCAAGAATCGGGTTTAAGGCAGCTGGTGACATAGCTGCAGGTAGTGTTTATAAAAAATTTGGTATTAGCGGTTTAGCAAAATTGGGTGCAACAAAAGCTGGAGCGAAATTCCTTGGAGCTAGAGCAGCGGCACTCGCCATACCGGGTTTGCAATTCGTTGCAGCGGCTTCTTTCATTTATGATCTTGGGAAAATGGGCGGAGAAATAGTCAAGAGCGGAATTAACTTGGCGAGAGACGCAAATAGGTCCCTTCAAGGTTCCATGGGCAAACCTTTGTTTGGAATGGGTTACAGAGACAGTGAAATGGCAGCCACCTCTAGGTCAAGAGGTGTGATGGCCATACAGAATTCTAGGCTAAACGCAAGAAGTGTGCTGGGATCGGAAGCTTCAATGATGGCAGCGCACTTTGGATAAAAAATGAACAAAACAAAAAACTTTAGAGAAGCCTTGGAAAAACTTCCAAAAGAAGATCTTCTTGAAATCATAAGATCTCAAGATGTGGAACTTATAAAACAAATTAATCGTATCGAATGGGTTTTTAGGAACAAGTTAAACCACATAACTTGGTCTAGTGGCGAGCCGGTAACGCAGAGAGATTTGACGAACCAAGAATTGGCCTATTTGATAGATGAGCCTTTTGAAATTGACAAAGAGCTTCTGGATCTTGGAATAGGGCCAGAACAACAAAGGCAGATACACATAGCAAAAGATCCTGTTGTTTGGGCGAGGCACTTCTTGCAGGTCCAACCAAGAGTTTATCAAATATTGATGTTAAGGGATCCATCACTCAGAAAAGTTTTAAGAGCCGGTCGTCGTTTGGGGAAAACGTTTACTTTAGCCGTAAGCCTTTTGCATTATAGCTATACTCACAGAGATGGTCGTTGTCTGGTGGTAGCGCCAATGAAGACTCAGGTAGAGTTAATTTATCAAGAAATAATCAGAATTTCTTCAAAAAATGACATAGTATTCAATTCCATTGTGCGCAAAGTAACCAGTCCTCAGTTTATTCTGGAATTTTCAAACGGTTCAACAATAAGATTCTTCACTTCAGGAATGAGGTCTGGAGGAAAATCTGACGTAGCACGTGGTCAAGAAGCGCATGTGATCATACTTGATGAAATGGACTACATGCACTCGGGAGATCTCGACGCCTTGTATGCCATGCTGCAGAAAACTTCCGAGGATCAACCAGACAAAGTCTTGATAGGTGCGTCCACCCCTACGGGAAGAAGAGAAAAATTTTGGGAATGGTGCAACAGCAACAGATTCAAAGAATTTTGGTTTCCCAGCTACGTTAACCCTTTCTTTGCAAAAGAACAAGAAGATGAGTTTAGAGAGCAATACTCCGATATCGGATACAGGCACGAAATTGAAGCTGATTGGGGGGAGGATTCTGAGGGAGTTTATCCCAGAAAATTTGTCGATTTTTCTTTTGTGTCGCCACCCTGGAAATACGAACCTTCGGTGAATTCGGCAAGATCTTTCTACACCATCGGCGTAGATTGGGACAAGTACGGCGCCGGAACCAACATAGTAGTTCTTGAAGTTTGCGGAAATGATTACGAAGAAGAAAGATTCAAGAACAAAATAAAACTTTGCTACAGAGAAGAAATACAAAAATCCGAATATACCCTGACAAAAGCGGTCGATAGAATAGTCGAACTCAACAGAATATTCAACCCAAAACACATATATGTCGACAGAGGTTTTGGCGAAGTTCAGGTCGAATTGTTGCACAAAAAGGGGATAGAAGACGAAAGATCTGGGTTGAAAAACAAAGTCAAAGGAGTTTCTTTCGCCGAAACGATAGAGGTAAGAGATCCGTATACTCAGCTTCCAATCAAAAAAGAAATGAAGCCCTTTATGGTTGATAATTTAAGGCAGTATCTTGAAAAAGAAAAATTAGCTTTTCCAGAAACAGATGAAGAATTGTATTTGCAGTTGATTTCATACATAGTTGTAAGAACGACTCAGACCGGAAGACCTGTTTTTGAAGCCGGCGGTTCGACCATGGATCATGCGCACGATGCGCTGATGTTGGCGCTTCTGGCGGTAGCCCAGAACTACGGTGAATTGATGAAAGCCAACTACACGACCAAAACTCAAACCTTTTCAAATACTTTCTTCATGCCAAAACAACCTGGGGGAG